GTCAGAGTCAGCACAGCATCGGCAGCCGTGTCCTCGTAGCGCCGCTTCACCAGCATCCGCCCGGTGTAACCCGAGAGGTCGCGTGGAGTGCCGGCAGACTCCAGCCACGTCAGCTGGAAGACCAGATTGGCCCCGGCCTCGCATACGATGTTGTAGGTGGCGGCGATCATCGTGTATTGATTAAGCGGATACGCCGGTTGCAGCAAGTGCCAACTAGGCCTTTGCCGCCGTGCCGTTGGTGATGCGCAAAATGCCTTGCGTTGCGCTGGTGACCACGAGCACCACGCTGGGCCGCCAGCCGCTGGCAATGTCGGCAGCCGGTGCGAGTGCGCCGGCCGTGCTGGACAGGACCACGACATCGCCTGCAGCCGCGCTGGAAAGACCGTGCGTGAAGGCGTTGTCGGACGTGCAGATGTTGACGATCTGTCCGGCGGACGCCGTGTTCACGGCTAACCCGGCAACGGTGGCCGTCAGCAACGTGTCATTGGCATCGGCGAGCTTCGCCTTGGGACGTTGCGCCGCGTCGAGATCACTGGTGTCCAGATACACCGGTTGCCCGGCGGAAATGGACGCTCCTGAGGTATAGCTTGCGAGCGTCGCGGTTGCGGACGGCACGACGTTGGCAGCGGTGATCGTATAGTTGGCCATTGGGTTCCTTCGGGTTGATGACTTACCAGAGCTTCAGCGGGCATCGGGAGGTTGCGAGGAACCACTTGAGCTTCGAGCATCCGCACTTCGGATGCATGCACTCGCCCAAGCCGAGGTTCCCACTCGGATTCCAGCGCCCTTGCGGGCACTGCTCGCAGATGGCTCGGCGCTTCAGCCGGGTTTCCTCGGATGCCATCGCAAAGCCGCCTGCGCCCCACTCCACGAGGGCGGCGCCGAGGTTTCCGGCCTTCGTGATGAGGGACACGGACTCGCCTTGCTTCTCGCGGATGGAAACGATTCGGCCCTTCATGGTTGCTGTAGTGGTTTGGTGGATACGTTATTCGACTTAGCTGATGCCGATATTGATCGTGTCGAAGCACCACGGGTCCGAGCCAACCGGAGGTTGTGGCATCGTCCACATCACATCGTATTCTCCGTTCGCGTCCGTCTCGACAAACATTTCCAGATCCACTCCACCTCCCGGCGGGTTGGTGTAATGGTAGGTGATTCGATACTGCCGGTTAGGCTGGCCGGTGCCGTAGAAGCGCACCACAACGGACGTGCTGCCGGATTTGAAGACGATCGGCGTTTTCGACTGCGGAGGCTGCCAGGTGGTGGAGCCCACAGAGGAAAACGAGCAGCACAGGTTCCCATCGTAGTCTCCCACATCGCCAAACAGCACCTCGTCTTCGAGTTGGTTGTAGGCCAGCATCCCCACTACCGGCTCCGTCGAATACGAGCCGCTGTTGACGCACTCGCCCGCTCTCACCTCCCGGCGGGTTTGCGTCTGGATTTGACAGAAGTAACTCGGCGTCGTGCCGCACTTAGGCAACCCTACGCCGCCGTAAACTAATCCCAGTTCACTCCCCGTCACATCACTCGTGTAGGCCCCGCAATCATTGCGGCTGCGAAAACGCGTCTGCCGGCCGTTCGTCTCGCCGGCGCACGTCACCGTGTGCGAACCCGTGTGATCTCGCCGTTCTCCGCCTCTGCAAATGCCTGCGCAGTCGTTACCTAAATAGCTGATGTATTCACCCCACCCGCCCTGCGTGAGCGTGCGATACTTGCGCGTCCCGCCACTCCAAAAGCCGCCCGGATATTCCGAGTTGATCCCCGGATAAAACGGCGTCCATCCGCAGAGGGTCTCGTTGGCGAAACCGACCGTCTTGGACATGCACTCATAGTTCACCGTCGGCGGCGGAATCTCCGTCCGCACGCAGCAGCCTAGACACTCCCCGATGATGCTTTTACTCCTCATGCCAGTCCGAAAAGATGGTTGAACCACGGGTCCTCAATCGTGCCACCCTCGCACTTCTGATACCACTGCGAGCCCTTCCGATAGTTCTTCCGGTAGGTGATGGCTCCACTCAGCGCAGTCACTCTCCCGATGTAAAGCACCGCCAGCGTCTCGGTCTCCGTCGGTAGTGCCGAAGTGGATACCTGCACCGTTACGCCGGTGATTGTGCTCCCCGTAACCGCAGCCTCAAGCCACACGTCGAACGTCCCGTCCGCCAGCACCTGATACGGTGCCACGGTCGCGTCCAGCGGCGTCCCTCCTAGCGTCGGCATCACGTTGCGGATGAGCCCCGGCACAATCGCAACACGCGCCTCCGCGCTCGGCGACGTCACTGACACGTCCAGTATCTCGAAGGCCTCCAAGTTCAGGTCAACGACCGGAGCGGAAGACCTTCTCCCGACACTCGACAGGACCATTCCGTTCGGACCGCTGAGAATGCGCACGCCCGGGCCACCAGCCAGAACCGCATTGCGCACAACATCGCGACGCATCGCCTCCAGCTTCTGGGCAGTGAGCTGCCGACGAAGCTTCTTTGTCGGATCGAAAGTAAACTGGGATGAGCGTATCACGATTCCAAATACACTAGTGGATTCCAGCCGTTGCGCCCGCTCAAAATCCACGTGCGGGAGTTGCGCCAGACATTCCCCTCCTGCTCACCCTCCACCTGCGCCAGAAGCCAGTTGCGGCCAGCTGGAACCGCCGGAGGAGACCCCGGCAGTTGCGCCGTGGTGAAGATGCGGTTCAGGTCCGTCAGCGAAGGCGTGCCCTGCTCCAATTTCACCTGCTGCCACGCTAGGCCGAAGTCGTAATACTCGGACACGCCAACAAGGTTCTTTGCATCCGTGCTCGATGCATTCTTTGCCGACTGCGCGATGGCCACGAAAAACCCTGTCGCGTCGAAGCTATCGGCATACGGTGTCGTGCCGATCGCAGCTCGAATGTTGGTGCTGAATCCCGAGGCCGTCGTCTCGAAGTTCGGGTGATTGTTCAGCGGCTCGGTCCGCTGCATGTAGCCGAGCCGATACACGGGCCGCGAAGTGGAAACCGATCCAGCACCGGCAACGTAGCCGGAATACGTGACCGTGAACTCGACCAGATCGCAGCCAAGGCCGCGCCACGTTGACGACTTGCACAGCAGGTTGCTGTTGCTCGGATACGGATCGTCCTTCGCCGGGAGGAAGCTGTAAAGGTCCGCAAAGTTACAGCGCCACACCTCGCTTACCGTGTCGATTTGCGACTCGTCGCGACCGCCGGAGCGCGCAAGAAGCACACGCTGTCCGGCCACCAAGGAACCATATCGCTTCTGTGCCATAGTCAGATTGCCCCATCCTGCTGGATTGCCGCCAATCGCTCGTCAATGCGGGCCAGTAAAGCGCGCTGCTCCTCGTTCTTTCGAAGGATGCGCTCAAAGTCCGGCAGAGCAGTTCCGCCACCGCCACCGACCGACTGAATCGCACTCACACGCAGCGCGCGCGGGTCAAACAAGGCCTGCTCCTTTAGCGCCATCTCTTGGCGAATGTCGGCAGCCTGCTCACGTGTATCCTCGGCTTGGATACGCAGCGCCTCCTGCCGCTTCATTTCCCGCTCGTATTCGTCCATGTCGCTCTTCGGGAAACTGCTGCCAGCAGGCTTTGCACCGCCATCCCTTCCCGGCATGCCTTCGCCCGGAGCCGGAGGAGGCGGAGCCGGAGGATTCACGCTGTTGAAGAACTCCTCGTAATTCTCACGGACCGTCTTGAACGTCGCATCGAACGCATCCTTCAGGGACTCAATCGGACCCTTGCCGGACATCAGATTCTCCAGCGCAAGGAACGCACCACCGAAAGCCGCGCCTGCGTTTTTTGCAGCAAGCTGCACACCGGCCAAAGCCTTTGCCAGCAGAGACAGCACCGGCACCGCCGCGCTCCGTAGCGTCGTCGTCAGCCGGTCCATCGCATCGTTCATGCGGTCGATCTCATCGACCTGCTGCGATGTCGCCTTGTTCGTGTTCTCAAGGCCGTTCGCTGCGTAGTCCTGCAGGAGCGGGATCAAATCCTGGAAGCGTGCGCCGAGAATGTCTGTGACAGCCGCAGCCTGCTCGGACTCGTCCTTGATTCCACCGATCGCAGCGCCCACCTCGCGGAACAAATGCTCAGGGTTCAGCCCCGCCAACGCATCGACGCTCAGTCCGATTTCATCCAGCGCAGAACGCATCTGCTCCGTCGGCCCGCTCGCTGAGTTTATCTCGGACGCCAGCTTGGAAAAAGCCCGCGTCACACCGTCGATGTCTTGCCCGCTCAGCTTCGCCGTCGCCTGCAGGTCCTGCAGAAAGTCCGTCGAGTAACCCCGGCGGCTGAGGTCGGCAATCCTGCCGATCTCGTCTGACACGCTCTTGAGCCCGGCCACCACCGCAGCAAAGGAAAACGCACCGAGGAGTTCACCGCTCACATTCGATGCGAAGCTACGTGTCATTTGCCGAGCGGCATTCAGCCCGGTCCTCAGCCCGGCAGAGTTGACTGTCAGGATGATTTTGCCCTCAGGCATGGCTGTTCTCCTTCCCGCTTTGCATGGCTTTCAAGAGCTGTGCGCCAGCCTCGTCCGCAGCCTTCAGTGCCGCTTCAATCTCATCGTCCATCTCCTCATCCACAAACGGACAGCCGCTGCCGTTGTGGTGCCGCGCAAGCTCCCAGTAATGCAGCAGAAGACCGATCGGCATCGAGCGTGCACGCCGCTCGGAGATGGCTCCCTTGTAGGCAATCAAGACGCCGGTGAGCCGGGCAAACAGACCGGGCACCGATGGCATATACACCTCATGAATCCCATCCATAACAGTTGCATCCGCCACCTTTGGCGCCGCCGCGTGGTCCTCAAGGTAAGCCTCGAACTTGCGCAGATCACGAGCGAGAGTCACCGGCAGTATCCAATGTTTGAATACAGTCATGAAGTCACGCCAACTCAAACGTCCAAAGGGCATGTCGCTTTCCAGCCTCTCCCCATCCATCGAGCAGATGCGCAGGGCAACCAGCAGATCAGCACTCGTCACCTGCGAGCGCCGGAAAGGCAGTGGGCAACCCGTCGCATGCAGCGCCTCAAGATGGTCGTAGCACAGCGGCCGCAACCGGTAGCCGCAGACCCGGTGGCGGACGTTCAGAAGGCACTCGTGCAGCTCTGCATACATCAGGCCGTGTAGGTGATTCCCTCGTGAGCCTCGAGTGTCAGCGTCACGCGCACCTTTTCGCCGGACTGGTAGCTCTGCGGAGTGCTCACGATCTCGTAAATGCGATTGAGCGCATTGTCCGAAAGCCCGCTCACGGTGACGATGTCGCCGAGCGTCGGGATAGTGTAGCCCGACCGGATGAAGACTTCGATGGTCCCCTTGTAGGACCGAGAATCCCGCCGCGTCTCGATCACCACTCCGGCTTCGTTCTCCGTCGTAAGATTGCGCTCAAAAGCAGGCGTCAGGCTGACTGCAACAATCGTCGCGTTGGTCAGCGTGAAGCCGTTGCCGTTCGTTCCACCCGTGCCGTGAATGTGGGCAGTGCCCTGAGTCTTTGCAGCCATGGTTTTCCCTCGTAAAACTACAGGCAGGAGACAACCCGCCCCTTAGGTTGAAAGCCTGCAAAACTGTATCCGGTAAGTCAATACGCTATGCCAGAAACGCTTGTCCAGTTGCTCGCTGGAATCGGTCTGCTCGACACCATAGACATGCAGGCCGGTCCCGCTCACGTTGATTGCCGCCTGCACAGACTCCGTCAACATGGCCGTTTCGATCGCATCCAGCATCGCCTCGCCGGAGGCTGACGTGGTGTCGTCGGCTGAGTGCACCAGCAGCAACTGCACCGATGCCTCGTATTCCGCCGTGTCCGTGCCGGCAAAGCCGTCGGCAATCCGGCACGAATCAACCCCGACATACACGACCGGCGGGTTGATCTCCTCAAGCGCCCGGTGCCGCAGCTTCTGCACGGACGAAAGCCCGGCACTCGGGGTCAGCACCCAACGTATAATCGCATCCTCAAGCTTGTCTGATGTGTTCATCGAAATAGTCCAGTTCTGCCGAATCCCGCACGGCGAAGCTCGTGCTTGAGCGCACGGTCCACCTCGCGCTTTAGCGTTTCAGACTCCTCGCGAATGGCGCGGTTCTGCGTCACCATCGGACACACGTGCATAATCCACGGTATCCGGTTTTCCATTACGACACGCGGATTGTCGGGATCCAGCTTCACCATAACGGCGCCGCCATGCCTGCGCCCATTCGGACGCTTCCATCGAGGGATGCCTTTCTCTCCCGATGCAAGCGAGCGAACGCCACCGAACTGCTCTGCGCAATATGCCCAGCCCGCAGCGGACACGCCGACACGCTTTTGAATGTGCGCGACATACCGATCAACCGCGCCATCGGTGAAAACGAAAACCCCAGATCGGTGCGTATTGCCCACGCGCCCGCGTCCATTGCGTGCGTTCGCATGCAAGGCGGGCTCGACATCCCGGATCGGCTCAAGGTCGATGCCAAACGCCGCCGTGATTGCGCGCATGCGCGCGATATCGCCAGCCTTGGCAGCCTGCCAGAATCCGCGTGCGGCATCCACGCTGATTGGGGAAATCCTGTCGAACACATGCGAGATCGTTCCGAACACCCTGCGGATGTCGCGATTCACCGCAGCCTCGCCCATGGCTTTCCCGGCTGCGGCAAAACCGTATGGCTGCGTGTAGAGCGCCAGGCGAAACGCAATGCGCCGTGCGCTCTGCCTCATCACATCGAGCACCGGACGACGACGCGAACGGGCAATCTGCGCGAAGGCCATTTCCACCTCGCCGAAATCAACTCGCGACTGTGCTTGTGTGGCCAGCATCTCAGAACGCCTCGTCCTCCGATGTGATCTCCAAATCAACGCACGCCGCCGATGGCTCGACGATGGACGCAATGCGGAACACCCGCCGCGTGTTTCCGCGAATCAACGTAATCTTCTCGCCGGCAAGCGTTCTCGGATCGGCTCCGTTGGTCACGACTGCAAGATCATGCGCCCGCACGGACACAGTGCCGGACCGCGTATCCAAAAAACCACCACGCGACTGCGGATCGCTGCCAGCCCTCAAAGCCGATAGCACGCCGCGCAACGGCTGCGTGCGAAACTCGAAGTCGTCACCGGCATACTCCAACGCCATGCCAAGAAGCCCCTCAAGCTGTGTGTCAAAGTCATTCATGATTCGGTTGGGAAGAAGCATCGCCCCTCGTGCATCAGTATCACAGTCGGGTCACCGTAGATCGTGAATCCGCAGTCCCTTGCGCGCATGCAGAACATCCAGTCCTCCGACATCCAGCGTCGCCGACCGGCACGCCGATCAAACACCGCGCCAGAATCAAACAGCGCATACTCCGTCTGCTGGTTCCTCTCGTCGCCATCCGGCAGATACGCACAGTCCGGACGCGCCTGTATCAGCTTTTCGAATACGCGCCTATGAATGAGCATACAACCCGTCCCGGATTCCCACATCCGCACAAGGCCTTCCTCGTTCGGCTCAGCATCCATCGGATTGCAAATCCACTCGGCACGCCCTGGCTTTTTTCGGGCATAGAAACCGCACACAACGTCCTTCTGATGGTCAAGCAGCCTGCGAATCTGCGACGCCTCGAACGCCAGATCGGCATCCAGAAACAGCAGATACTGCCACGCCCCGCGAAGCATCTTGTTGACGAGCTTGTTCCTCGCGCGGTCAGGATGGGAATCGCCAATCAGAAACTCAATGTGCGCACCCGGGAAAGACTGCGGAATCTTTTGCAGGCTCATGGTGAAAGCACCCGTCGGATCGTAGTGCACGGGTATCGCGATGAACACATCGGAGCAGTCCCGCGATGCATCGTGCGCTGGCGTGTAGGCACGAGCCTTTGCCGTCGCAGACTGCGACTCCTCGCCCACATCAGACGCCTGCCGTGGCGCACTTGGCACGAGGTGCGACAAGGAAGAGCACACCATCTTCAGAAGACCGCGATTGCCACTCGGATCAGTCACCGTGTTGGAGTGTTCCACAAAGCCCTTGGTCTTCAAAAAGCAGCGGATGGTATCAAGCGCCGAAAGACTGTGATACTCCAAGGCCACACCCTGCACGTCTTCCCAATGTGGATACGCAAGGACAATTTCCTCCTCGCAGCCCTCCGTGTCGATCTTCAGGAACTGAGCACTATGCAGCTTGCGGACGTTTCCGAACAGGCACAGATCCGTCTGTTCGTCGCTCTGCTCATGGCCCTTCTTCATCGATGCCTCGCCCACGTTGTGGAGCCCACGATACATCCGGCTCACTTTCGTCTCCACATCTTCCGGCAGTGCTAGCAAACCCATAGGCGAATATGACGCCCTCAGGGATTCAGGAAGGTTACGGCGCAGCATCGTAACCATATCATCCTGGGGCTCGTAGGCCATAGTGAAACACTGTGGCCAACGCTCACACGCCCACAGTGAAAACGCTCCGACGTTCGCGCCGATGTCGTAAACCCAGCCCTTGATCTCGAGACCGGGAATATCGTATTCGCCCGCAAACACCTTGTCGTTGTGCAGCCGCATGCAGTCCGTGTCCTCAAACCACTCAGGCCGCTTGATGGAAAACGTAGCAGTATTCATGCAATGGATACGCTGCATCCCGGTCCCGGTTTTGGCAAAAGAAAACCCCCACCCGCGATAACGGGTGGGGGCACGCATGAACACCGACGGCACACCACGCACCGACGGAAGTTTTGCTGATCAGCCGGTGACCTGACGCTTGCCGCTCAGCGTGACCGAATAGACACGACCGTTTCCGGCCGCGCTCTGATTCGACACGATGCGCACAAAGCGCCGGGCCACCCGCGTATCCAGAGCCAGCGTCTGCACCTGCGCAGCACCATTCGCGGCAATCGCCGTGAAGGACACTGCCGGGTCGAAGTCCGCAGCATTGGAGGTGTTGCTGTCGATGCTGTGCTGCAGCTTGACCGTGAGCGACTGATTGTCGTTCGTGCCAGCGGCCGCATTCAGCACCACATGGACCGTGCCGATAAAACCGGCCAAGTCCACCAACGTGCCATTCGCGTTTGCGGTCATGTTGGCCACGCCGAGATTCAGCGTGGTCAGCTCGCCGCCGAGTGTTCCGGGATTAAGAGCCATGGGGAGTTCCTCCGTTTACTGGTTGCCCGCGTCGGTGGACACGGCGAAGGACTCGGTGTGAGCGAAGCCCACATCGGCCATTGCCAGTCCGGTGATGCCCACGAGACCCCTGCGCTGCAGGGCTGCGGACGAGTCAACGAGCAGCTCCAGCGCGCCAAAGAGCGCGATGTAAAGCTGCGAGAAATCGCCGAACAACACGCGGTTGTTGAAGCTCGACGACGCAAGCTGCGAGGTCACGAAGATCGGGTATCCGTTGGCCTCGTTGCCGTTGGCCAGATACACACCCGAGCCGGTGTCCCGCGACACGCTCTTCCAGCGAGCCTTGACCGGTGCCGTGGTGATCCAGGCGAGGTTGCCCATCAGGGCATCATCAGCCTCAACCGCACCCTCGAACTCAACGATCTTGGCCCACGTGGGCGCAGCACCGAAGGTAACGGGATTGATCCCGCTGGTGCTGACGTTGAGCGCGAAGGCTCCCATCGGAGTTCCGGCCGAGCCATCCGACACGAGCGCACCACGATCAATGCCGAGCGAGATGCGCTTGTTGATCTCGCGCCGGATCCAGCCCTCAACGTCGATCGCGCTCGACAGCATCAGCTGCCGGCTCGCCTCGACATAGGCCGAAATGCCATGCGGAGTGAGCGTCATGTCATCAGTCCCCGGAGTGGACTTCGCGACCTCGACAGCCTCGGCAACCCAGTGGGCAGTCGCGGCAGTCGTCTGGCGCGGAAACACGAGCGGACCGGAGACACCACGAAACACCGTGGCGCCGGCACGCTCAAGCACCGGCATCGCATCGAGCTTGTCGATCATCGGACCCATCTGCACGGGCACCGTCGCACCGCCAGCCGAGAACGATCCGGCAAGCAGCGAACGCGTGCTCAGTGCGGAGTGCGGCACGAGGATTCCGGTCTCGGGAATCATCTGACCAGTGCGCTTGGTGATCTCCTGCATCACCTCGCCCTCAAACCCCTCAACACGCCGCTTCGTCAGATACGATGCAAGCGCACGCGAGATGAAGAACTCGCGCTTCTCGGCCTTGCGCATCTCGTCGAGCACAGCCGAATCCGCACCGATGATCGGCTTGGAAGCCACCTCGGGCGCGGACCGCAGCACCTCCAGCGTCAGCTTGTCGCCGGACCATCCCTCGTTGAGAGCCTTGCGGCTCAGCTCCTCGGACACCACAAACCCGCGCTTCGTCAGCGTCGTAGTGGCGGACTGGATACCGTCCAGACGGGCAAGCGCGCGCTTGTCAGCCTCGCGCTGCAGCACCTCAATATCGGGCGCATTCACTTCCTGCGGCATGGTAAAAACCTTCTCCTTGACCTTATACTCGCGGCCCACGCCGACATTCGCGTCGGCTGGAATGGATACCAGCGAGATTTCCCGAGGACGCCATTTGACAGCGCGCAAAACCGGGATGTCCCCATCCTGGCCAACGTTGCGGTAAGTCAGGACTTCCGCCCCGACGGACACCGCTCGAAGGATTCCATCCTTCACATCGGCGAGCTTGCGCATCGCGAACTCATCACCCGAGAAAGCAACTTCGGCACGACCCTTCTTGTCGTCGCCGATCCATGCACGCACGACGCCGCCGATCATCGCCGCCTTGTCGTGCATCCACAACAGCGGGCCGGTTTCGTTCAGCGCCGCCAAATCCACCTCGCTGGCGTCGTGGCCAAGCACCTCGTAAAACGTGCCAATGCCATCGACCGTCCGGAGCAGCGGATACTCACTGGAAAATGACAGGCTGACAGTCCGCTCCTGCAGCGACGACACCTCGAGCACCTGCTCGCGCTTGGTGAAAAACACGCCGTCGAACTGTCCGCTTTTTTCCATGTATCAGACTTTTGAATACGCTCCTGTTTTGGTCAAGGCGTAACCACATGTTGAATACACCACATCACACCTTCGCAGCCGGCGGAGCACCACGCTTCCTTACCATCTTGCGCGCGTCCTCCTCGGCCAAGCCGAAAACCCGCGTCAACATCACCAGCGCAGCATCCTCGCTGATCGTCGTTTCCGGTTTCCCCATCTCCTGAAGGAACATCACAAGCGCCTGCGTCCCGCCCACCTGAAGACTCGCCGCAAGCGGCTGCACCTTGCTCTCCTTCTCGGACTGCTGCGAAGCCTTGGCCTGCTGCGATACCGCAAGCCTCGACTGCGGCACAAGCCCGAGAGCCTCGCGACGCGCAGCAGTCATCTCAATCTCCTCCAGAACCTCCTCCTCGTCCGCGCCAGAGCTGCCCACAATTCGCGCGGCACTCGTCCACCCGCGATCCTCGGCAATCGCGTTGGCCTGTGCGTCCGCCAGAGGATCCAGCCATTCCCACGATTTGCCGATGAAGTGCGGCCGGTTGAACTTGTCGATCTTCGCCAGCGGCAACTTGCCAAGCCGCTGAAAGCTCAGCGCGGCAAACAGCCACTCGGAAAACAGCCGCTCGGCAATATGCTGCCGCAGGAATCGCTGGACCATCCGGAATCCCTCGCGCTCATCCACAAGGCCGATCCTCATCGAAGAGAAATTGGCATCTCCAGGATCCTGCGCAAAGCTCGGATACGACACGCCAAGCGCTGCAGCTTGGCCGCGCTTGTTGTCCTTGATGAACTCCCCGAATGCAGTCGTCGGATGCGCCGGGTCCCACTGCTGGAATTGCATGCCCGCAGGCAACTCCTCCATCGCTCCCGGCTCGGCATCCATGTATTTCCCGCCCTGCTCAGCATCCTGCCCGGTGTAGCCTTGGCCCTCGCCCGGCGTCTTCGTCAGGAATCCCATCTTTGATGCAGCAATGCGAGCGGCCACAACCTCGGCTTCCTTGTAGCCATGCAGCTGACGCACGTTCCCCATGATCGAAGCGAACTCCGGGAAGCCGCGCGTCTGATTCGCTCGCCTCCAAAAAAACGGATGGATGATGTCGCGCGCAGGAACGCGCGTCCGCTTCTTGCCCATCGCATCGGCGTAGTAGTCGCCCGGATGGTATCCACGAAGGTGATACGCTACAGGCCTGCGCCGCACATCCAGCTCGACGCCCATCACGATTCGCGAACCGTCACGCAACAGCTCGTTGTGTTCGGCGTCCAAGTAATCAATGTCCATCGGCTCGACGGCGAAACCGTATCGGAACTCCTCGGACCGGTGCAGGCGAATCAGCGTCCCCCCATCGGTGAGCAAGCCGCGCAACATCACAGACCAGTGATCGTCCGCAGACATGTTCCCCATGATCGTCCAGTTCTCGATTCGGCACTGCTCCAACCACGCGCGCTCAATCAGCCTTTCCGCAGCAAGATCATGCGTCACACCGTCGTCCTCAAGCACCTTCATCTGCAGCTGGAAAGGAGTCTCCCCGAGCACGTTCCTCTCCATCAGCTTGAGGAAGCCCTCCCCGGTATCCGTGTTTTGCGCGAGGTGCCGCGCACGGTCGATCAGCGGACGCAGCTGCCAGCGCAAATCATAATCAAGACTCGTCTGGTATGCCTGCCAGTCACCGGTAAGCCGCGTCATCTTCGCACCCTCGAAGACGCGCTTTGCTCCGAGGTGCGGCACTGACCTTTTCACGGGAGCAACGACTGCGTCCGCAGGGTGTTGATTGGGTTCCATATCAGGTCAAGGGGTTGAAGCGAATGAGCACGTTTTTTTGCGAGGCTTGGCCGTTCGTCCGCGCGGAATCCTCCTCGCGCTGCACGATCTCCATCCAGCGCATCAACTCGGTCCGAAGCTCCGGCAGACTGCGCAGCGTGTAGTTTTTCCCCTGCACAGAAACCGACGATGCCGTCCCGCTCGACAGCTTGAGGAGCGACGCCTGCAGTGTGTCCACCATCTGGCGCGCAAAGCTGCGCTGGTCGCCAACCGTCGCAGCCGCAGGATTTGCCGCCACCTCTATTGCGCCAGAAAAGACGAGTTCCTTCGTGACGGTCCCGGCCGTGTCGTCATCTGTGACGTATCCTGTAACCTGATACACGCCGGCATGCAATGTCGCCGTCTGCGCAGGAGTAAGCGTCAGCTTGTGCGATGCAACACCGTCGGCGACGGCAGAAAACGTAAACGACGGACCCGCCCCGGACATGGAGCGGAACGCATACGTCACTGTGTATTCAGCCGTTGGATACGACGGAAGATACCGCGACCATGATACCCCAAGACCGCTGACAATTCGCTTTGGCTCAGACATGTTAATACGAGGTTGCCCAGCCAGAGCCGCGTGGCTCTGGCCTCCTGCGATTAGGCATGGACTGTGCGGGCGCCTTCGTCAAACCTTGTATCGGTTTTACGGATACAGCTTCATCCTCTCGCTTTTGCTCGTGCTTTGCCACAGCCTCAACCCGCTCAGGCTCCGACTTGCTGACGCGCCGCTTCGGCACTTCCACCGATCCGCCAATCACGCGACGCAGGGATTCCCAGCTGGGATTGAGCGACACCGCAGCCGCGTAATTGTAGACGCGAATATCAAGCGCCTCGTTGCGCCGCCCTGCAGGCAACTCGAACACCTTGTAGGGAACACCGTGATACTGCTTCGTGATAACGCGCTCGGAGACAAGCATCTGATACCAGCGGTCATCATACCCGCGCCCCTCGGGAAAGTGCATCGTGTGCGGACCCGGGCATTCGGAAAACAGATGCGCGTAGATCGTTCGCTTTGCACGATTCGTCCCGACGTTGAACGTCGGAGCGCGCACGCCGCGCTGTGATCGGTTCGGGTTCATCGTGACCAACTCCGGCTCGGAGGATCCCGATCGGCCGATGCCCTTGCACGGCTGGATCGGGATACCCTGAGCCATTTGCTGCACGCACCACTTGCGCACCACCTGCGCGTTGCTGCCCTCGCCTCCCTCGTCCACAAGGCCGCGCACCAACCGCAGCACCTTCCCGCTCGGATGCTTCCAGACTCGCCGCACCTCATCGGCGAGACTGGCCCACACCTGCTCTCGCTTGGTATCGCCGACAAGGACTGTGTAGGACAGGCCAAAGCTCTCGTAATCGTCCGACCAGCCAACCCACTCAAGCTCGATGCGGTCCGCCTGCACGTCCGCCGCACACGTCACCATCAGCACACGTTCCGGCACCTCGTCCGATGCGCAGCCGTAATCCTCCGCACGATCCCGCACACGCTCCCAGTCCAGTTCTTCGGCCTCCTCGCGCCACGGCAGAGCACGGAAGAGATTCTGCCACACGCGCAGAGTCTCCTTGCCCTTCGCCTTTGCCTTCAAAAAGTCCGCTGCAAATTGGTGCTCCTTCGTCGCATGCCCGCGCGAAGGCGCAAAGAGACTCACCATGCCGTTGAGCCAATACCCCCGCACGCCGTTGAACGGCTGCGTCGCAATCCACTTCCCGGCACGCACGCGCTCCTTGCGCTCCTCCGGAGTCCATGCCTCTTTTGTATCCGGATCTTGGATACGCGCAGTCTCGGGACGCCCCTCGTCCCACACCAGATGCTCCCAGTCCAATACAAACCACCTGCCCTTGCGCGACCTCACATGCCACTTGCGAAAATCGCTTTTCTCAAGCCACTGCCAGATTCGCGATGTCCCCTCATCCGTCGGTGTCGAGGCAACCACCTTGACAGCGTCCGGGTAATTCTCGGCGCGCGAGAACGCCAGCTGCAGCGGGTCCCCCTCGCGCGTCATCTCGTAGCCATCCACCTCGTCGCAGAGAATCACCGCCGCCTGCACCTGCCGAAAGCTGCTCGGACTCTGTGCTCCCGTCCCGATGATGAATCCGCCAGGGTATTTTTTGCGAAGCGCCGTGTTGTCCCCGTCCTTCGCGTGCCGGTTCGCCAGCTTGCCGCGCAACACCGGAGTCGTCTCGGCCATCGGCTCGAAGAACATCGACGACCACTTCTTCGCCTTGTCCAGATCAGGATACACAACGAGGATGTTTCTCGGGTCGCGATGGATCGTCCGGCCAATCAGATTCATCATCAGCTCCGTCTTGCCGGCACGTGCACAGAAGCACAGCGCAAGCTCGGAAACTGACAGATCGTCAACATCCAGACTCGGGTCGATCATCCATGGAGTCAGATCGTAGGAGAACGGACCCGGTCTCGCCGTCACCTCTCCGGGAAGGATGCGGTATTGTCTAGCCCACTCCGGCAGACTCGGCACGGGCTCGATCGTCACCGATCGCCACGCATCCAGCGCAGACCGCACCGCGCGGCCTAGCTCCACGTCCGCCACCTTCCGATTCTTCTTCATGCACAGGCAACGTGTATCCGGCGGACGGATACGTCAACGCTGCGTATCCAAACGGGCACTACGCATCCGCCTCCGCGATGTCATCATCTTCGGCGACTCGCGCCAACACCGTTTCTGGCGTCAAGGTAGCAAGCTGCTGCGTAATACGAACACGCACATCCGGCGTGCAGTCCAGCCCCTGCACCACCCGCCGCAACTCGATCGCCAGCCCCGAGACCGCGAGCTCCACCGCATGCCGCTCTAGCACCTCGCGCTGTGCCTGCCGCAGCTTGAGGACAGCCATGTCCGCCTGCGCCTCCACTAAGCGCTCCTTGGCCGGCTGTGCCCTATCCGCTCCCTTGGCCTTGCGCTTGCCCAGCATCTTGGCCAAGGCCTCGCAGGTCGCAGCCGCCGGCAGCTGGGCATTGTGGATCGGCGGAAGCGCACCATCCTGGCTCAGCTGCCGGATGCGAGCCGAGGTCAGCTGCATCCACACGCATAGATCGCGCATTGAGACTGTATCCATCTTCCGGATACCGTATCGGCCGTGCGGCCT